TGCCAACCTGGGTCGCACCAGCCAGCAAGAAGGTGATTAAGACCAGATCGTGCGCGGCTTGACTTGAGTACAAATTGGCTGCTGATGTCGTCGGGCAGGTTAAACAGCTCAAGTGTTTCAGCCAAGCAAAACTCGCCGGGCTGAAGCATGAACGCATCATCCTCTGTCCTGTCGGCAATGTTGATACGCACCAAGTCAGGGCTGTAGATGCTTTCCACCATCAAATAAAGGCCCAGCCGCAGGTCCAAGCTGGCTGGATTCAGCAAGTCTTCATCGAATGGGACGACCATTTTGCTCTGCCGGCACCTGGCCTTGATCTCCCAATCACACAGGACTGCCATCCCGAAACCACAAAAGGCAATCCTACTTAGATCTCACTCACTGACCAATATCACCCAGCCAGTCCCAGGCCCTTCAGATTGCCAGCGTTGATAAAACGCAGCCTGCCTGACGCGAACGTTGCGGCCTAGGTGTGGGTTGCTGTGCCCACCTTTTTCCATTTCTGGATAGCCCCTGGGGTCCTGCATGATCCACTCTGGGTCGTTGCTGTTTTTGCCTGCATAGCCGCTGATCACGCTCCAGTGCCCACAACCCAAGCCGCTGCACATCGGTGGTTCACCGCGGAGCATGTTCCCGGCATGTAGCCATCCGACCATCACCGGCCTGCCGTTTTCAACTTCCAGCTCAACCAAATCAGCATCACCGTCTTTCCGGAACTCTGCATGCAGGCCAAGGCTGCGTAATGCCGCCAGCTGTGCTTCTACTGATGTGGTGTCCCCGTACTTTGCGCGGATCTGGTTGTACTCATCATCTGTCCGAACTTTTTTGTAATAAGCCGCCACCATGGCTGCAGCACTCGAAAAGCACTCGCGGTAGCCGGTGCCTGTTTTGTTGTCCAGTTGCCTGAAGTAAGGCATAAAGATCTGTTGGTCATATCCGCTTTCTTTCCAAGCTTGGAACCAGTCCGCATCACTTTCATCCAGTAGTTCCGGCGGCATGGACTCCTCAAGCTGTTTAATCGCAGCCAGCTGGTGGGGCGTACCACGGAAAAATTCAAAGAACGGCAGCAGAGAAAAAGCCAAGCCCATCAGCAGCAGGATCAGCTGGATGATGCCGGACGACACCTACTTTTCAACTCTTGTGTCAGGCAAAAGCATTTCACGAACATGCTTCACCGCCAGATCATCAAGGTCGTTGTCAGTCCTTGCGACAATTTTTTCCAGCATCGCCACAATCAACTCCTTGAATGCCCTTGATTTCCATGCGGTCATCAGGACGGGCTTGAGGATTAGAAGCATTTGCTTGGCCTCGTTACGCTGTCAGCGTAGCTCTGTCCTGCCATGGCTTCCAACCCTGAGGAACACCACGAAAAAGAAGGCATCTGTATGGCAGATGTTGTTAAGGCTTTGGTGCTGGCGTGGAGTGCTGCATTGCTCACCGCTTCTTATCTGGGCATTTTCCCTCAAATGAAAATGGACAATACGTTCGTGGCGTCACTGTTGACGGGTGCTATGGCGTCCTTCGGCATTGAGCGCAAGAACAATGGAAGTAGCAACAAGAAACCGACTATCGTTGACAACAAGGACACCAAAGCCGGCATCAAATGACCCGCACACTTTTGGTATTGGGCATCACATTGGCTGCCGTTTTGCCTGCCCGTGCTGATTTAACGCACAAAATCCAAAGCTCAGTACAACTGGATGTTGGTGGCGCATCCACACGCGCCATCAGGGTTGGCAATGCCTACTCCATCAGCGGGACAGGTGTTGACACCAGCGTGACTTCGGGTGGCTCAACCACAAGCGATGCTCTTGGTGGGCTAGGGGCAGCGACTAATGGCGTCAACGCCATCACGATCCCAGACGCAACCCAAAAGACTGCTGGGAACTCATTCAGCTTTGCAACCAGCTACACCCAGGGCGACACTGTGCCCACGTCAGCCCCAACGGTTGGCGCTGTTCCCGCCTTTGGCGATGTGACCAGTACAGCTGCAGGCGTTAACACTGGCTTGGCTGGCACGATCACTACAGCAGGCGCTGTCACGATCTCACCTGGCGGAGCCAACACAACGGCTATCGGCCAGGTCATTAGCGAGCTGACCACAAGGTGAAACGGCTGATCATTCTGTTGCTGTTGCCATCAGCAGCAATGGCTGTACCAGTCGTGCCCAACTTCAGCCAGGGTGTGGTGTCTTCCCACACTGAGTCCAAAACTATCGTCAAGGAATCAATCGTTTCCGAAAGCTACCGCACTGGTTTCGAGTACACAGTCAGCGGATCAGGCGTTGAGCCAGCCAGCGGCATCGTTAGTCCGTCAGCCAGCACCAACACCCTGAGCCTTTCAACCCGCACAGACTGGAAACAAACCGTTCCAGGGGCAGCCTTTCAGTTCGCTGAAACGTTTCAAGGGCCTGGCCTAATTGAAAAGGTGATTATCGACCGCGAAACCATCACCGAAACAGTCATTGACTCCACAAGCACGTTTAGCCAATGAGAGCGACAGCCTCTGCATTGCTAATCAGCCTGCTTCACACGGCTCCAGCAGCAGCGCAAGTCAGCGCAACTGCATCTCCCGTCAGCAACAGCAGCGGCTCAGTCGTCAACCAAGCTGTTCAGATTACGCCTGGGCAGTACATGAAACACAGCTACGGATCTGCAATCCAATGTGACTCAGCCACGCTAAACATCTCCCCCTTTGTGTCTTCGACGCATTCTTTTGGCAATCCAGACAATCAGTATTATCAAGAGCCTGTCTACGACAACAGTGACAACTTTGGCCTAATCGACCCAGAAACAGGGCTTGACGGGCCAGATGGAATCCCAGACAACCCCGGCACAGTCCTTTACTACAAACCGCAGAGGACAGGATACCGCCAGAACTACAGCAACAACTTCGGCGTCACGGCCACATTTTCTGTTCCTTTGGATTGGGGTCCGGTCAACCTTTGTAAGCAGGCAGCGAAAAAACAGATCGCGCTTTACGAGCAATCTTTAGCTGACAAGCGGCTCAACTACGAGATGGGCAGGCTCAAAGCATGCTCTGAAGCCCTGAAGGGTGGTTATGGCTTCAAACAGGATTCGCCGTTTTTTCCCATTTGCGCTGATGTCGTTCTCAAACCCATTCCAGTCGAAGACCACACGCACAAGATCATTTACCCAAAGCCCGTCTCAGATCGCGAATGGCTTGATTCCGGTGACGCTGCACAACCCGCCGCTGCTGTAAAGATTCCGGTTTTGCCTTACGGCCAAGCTTCTGATTGATTTTCTTCACCACCTTCTTGGTCAAAGGCTTTGCCAGCTTCTGCAGCACTGACGCGATGGGCTTAGCAAATATGGCGACAGTGGTGGCCAAGGCCGCAGTCAATGCAACGCTGACAGTCGGTCCGGCTGGGGGCACATAGTTGCTGATGACTTGGCTAATGGGAACTGGATCCCAAATCTTCACGCACTTGCCGTCTTGCAGCTCATAGCCAGCAAGAACTTTGGTTGAGAGCTTATTGAGAGATCCTAGAGGTTGAGCCCCAAAAGGTGGACAAGGCGGATCCTTAGGCAATCTTGGGATGTCGGGATCGGCACCCGGCGTTGTGGGTTGAGGGATTGCATCTTGAGCCGGACGTGACACATCCGGCTTTTTTATGTCCGCCTTTGGCGGAGCAACCCAAGTGAAGTCACGCGGTCTGTAATCAGGAGCCTCAAAGATCGGCACCGCTCCATTGCACAGAGTTACGTTGCCGCGTGGATCTTCCTCAAACGTTTCCGCCCCATTGCCCACAGCAATCCTTGCTCGCACGCAGCCAGGCATATCAATGATCGGGAACCGCGTGGACGTAACTGGCGGGGCTGCTGGTAAAACAGGTGGTGGAATCGGCCTACCAACAGAGATCATTGGAACGCTGATTGCTTTTACCCCGATCTCAGGAATCTCCGGCATGAAATCAGAACGGTTTACAGCAGGTCAGCTATGGATTGAAGCTACTAAGCACAGAGAAGGCCCGCCGCTTGTTTATGTCTGCAGGTCTGGCAAGACTTCAATGCTGTTTACTGAGCCAGCTGCTTTGCTCAAGTTTGTGCGCTGGCCGAAATCAACCCCTACAGGCCAAGCCTTGCGTGAGTGGCTTGACCACTGGGATGCACAGGAAGTTGAGCCGCAGGCCGAAACTAAAATGGTGACTTGATTGGCACAGCTGGACCAGTAGTGGTCGGCAGCTTTGGCATCGCCGCATCAATCTCACCTGGAATCATCTCACTAACATTGCCGGTGATGTCTTCCATCATGTCGGCAGCCATGTCGTCGATCATTCCAGGGATCTGGGCAAAGGCAGCTATTGATAAGCCAACCAAGGTGCCGCTCATTACAAAACCAAGGACACCCAAGACGTTGCAGATTTTCTGGCCCATAGTGATTCAGATAAAACAAAAAGCCCCCTTGCGGGAGCCTGATGTCGGTCTGTGTGAGAAACCTGAGCTAGTTATAGCTCACAGTGAGAATTTACCACCAACTTTGAGGTTGATGCTG